TGAAAGTCCCTAATTGGCAGCATCATTCCAAGAAGGAACAGAAGCGTCACCCTATGCCTCAGGCATTACGTCAGGCAAGAAAAAGAAGAAACCACTTGAAAAAGTGTCTACTCAACCCTCCCAAGCGGAGGGTTTTGGAGTATCATAGGTGTATAAGATAAGAAAGTCCAATGAACGTCAACCACGAAATCAAATCACAACTCGCTAAATTACTTGCTACTGAAGATCTTATTGTTGAGCACAAGCATGTAGAGACAGCATCATTCAATGTCCATGATCGTGTACTTACACTACCTTGTTGGGAGAAAGCAAGTAGTCTAGTTTATGATATGCTAGTGGGTCATGAAGTTGGCCACGCATTATTCACACCTGATGAGGAGTGGTGGGTAGATCATCAAATCTCACCAGGCATCGTGAATGTGGTTGAAGATGCTCGTATTGAGAAGTTGATGAAGCGTAAGTATGGTGGACTTGCAAAGTGTTTCTATCGTGGTTACAACGAGTTACACGAAGATGATTTCTTCAAGTTAGAAGATGAGGATGTAAACGAAATGACTCTACCTGATCGTATCAATCTTCACTTCAAGTTAGGTAACTTTGTTGATATTGATTTTTCTATCGAAGAGAAGCACTTTATTGCAAGAATCGATCAGTGTGAGACATTCGAAGATGTACTAGAAGTATCAAAAGACTTACACGATTTCTGTAAGGCAAATGATAAGAAGACAAAGCAAGAGAAAGTAGATGATGCTCAACCAGAAGGTATTCCATTTGGTTCAAGTGATTCATCTGATAATAGTCCATCAGATTCACAAGAGGGAACAGATGAGAAAGATGGCGAATCAGAAGGTGGAGAGGTAAAGACAGAAGAGACTCAGACCAAAGGAGATACACCTCAAGAGCCAGCACAACTTCAAACTGGTGGTTCTGCAAGTTCACTTGATGGTCAATCAAGTCTTGATGTAAAGACAGACAGATCACTTCAAGAGTCACTCAAGGATCTTATAGATCAAGATGATTACTATAGAGATACAAATTACATTGAGATTCCAAATATTAATCTTAAGAAAGTAATTGTTGAGAATGACCTTCTTCATTCAAGAATTGATAAAGAGTGGAGAGACTCACATCCTGATGAGTCTGTATTCAGATTTCCAGATAAGCAGTTCTTTGAGTTTAAAAAGTCTGCACAAAAAGAAGTCAACTATCTTGTCAAAGAGTTTGAGTGTAAGAAATCTGCTGATGCTTATGCTCGTGCATCAACTGCAAGAACTGGTATCCTAAACACAGGAGTTCTTCATACATACAAGTTCAATGAAGATCTATTCAAGAAGGTTACAGTATTACCTGATGGTAAGAATCACGGTCTAGTATTCATTCTTGATTGGTCTGGTTCGATGTCTCGTATTATGTTAGATACTTTGAAGCAGTTATATAATCTAATGTGGTTCTGCAAGAAAGTTCAGATTCCATTTGAGGTTTATGCATTCACTAGTTGCTATCCAAAGTTGGGTGGAGTAGAACCTTTATGTGAAGCAAAAGTCAATCAGTTTGATGTAGATGGCAAGTTTTCATTATTGAATATGTTTACCAGTAAAACAAAAGGTAAGGTATTAGAAAAGCAAATGAAGACTATGTTCAGAATTGCACAGACATTTGGATATTATAGGCATGATTATGAAGATAGATACAACGTTCCTCTAGGTCTAAATCTATCTGGAACACCATTACACGAGACTTTGATTGCTTTACATCAGATTCTTCCATCTTTCCAGAAAGATAATGATGTACAAAAGGTTCAGTGTGTAATTCTAACTGATGGTGAAGGTCATCCACTTACATATCATAGTGAGCACGTTAGTCATTATGACCCAACTAAGACATATCTTGGTTCTAGCAATAGTGCAAGAAAGAATTGTTTCTTAAGATGTCGTAAAACTGGAAGGACATATTCCTTTGGTGAAGGTTGGTATGGTAGTGCTAGTTACACAGATGCATTCTTAAAGAATCTTCGTGACAAGTTTCCAAGTATGAACTTCATCGGTATTCGTCTTTTGACCTCTGGAGATTCTTACAGTTTCCTAAGTAATCATCTTGATGGAGAAGATCTTATCAAAGCAAGAGTGGTATGGAGAGACACAAAGACCGCATCAATCAAGACTTCTGGATATCATACTTACTTTGGATTGTCATCTAATGCTTTGAGTAATGATACAGATTTTGAAGTCAAAGAAGATGCATCAAAGGCAGATATCAAGAGAGCATTTGCTAAGACTCTTAAAGGTAAAAAGATGAACAAAAAGATATTGAGTGAGTTTATCGAATTGGTTGCTTGATAAATACTTGCAACAATTAAAGTAAACCCATGAGTAGATTTGGAGATTTAATAGGTGGAAAAACTACTCCACCTATCGTAGTTGAACCAGAACCCGAAATTGTAGAGGGTGACTCTGATGAAGGCCAAGTTGATTTGGAATCTCTATCTAAGATAGAGCTAGAGGAGTTTGGTAGAGAACTAGGTATTGAATTAGATCGTAGACATAGTAAAAAGAAATTAGTTAAAGAATTAGAAGACGAACTAAAAAAACAAGAAGAATGAAATCTTATCACATCTACTTAGAAGATAAATGTCTGTTTAAGAATTTAAATCAAGAAGAGTTTGATGTTGTATGGAATAAAATATATAAGTCTTATTGGACAGAGGACTTAACTTACTCTTGTTGTGAAGCAGACAAGGTAGAACAGATGGAATCCAGTTATTAAACTGGCACATTTGTTATAGATATAATGTCTGGGTGCATTATAATAGGTGTAACGAAACAAATTACATCATGACTAAAAAAACATTTGCACCATTTGAACTTAAAATGACAGAACAGCAAGCATTTGACGGATTAAAAAGCACATACGGTAATGAACTTACTGCTGCAGATGTTCGTGCATTTGCTAAAATGAATAACATTGGATACGCAACTGTAACTAAAAAAATCAAAAAGTACAGAGTTAGTCCAGGCAAGTGGAATCTCACAGTTACTAAAAAGTCTGTAGAGAATATTGAGAAGTCTTTTCAATCTCCATCTGCAATGCCAGCTGCTGAGAAGAACTTAGTTCCTCAGAAAGATGCCACCTTTGTGAAGTTTGGTTCTTTCCAAGATGTTAAAAAAATTATTGCATCTAAGTTATTCTATCCTACTTTCGTAACTGGTTTATCTGGTAACGGTAAGACATTTGGTATTGAGCAAGCATGTGCTCAGTTGGGTAGAGAAATTATCCGTGTAAACATTACTATTGAAACAGATGAAGATGATCTTATTGGCGGTTTCCGTCTTGTTGATGGTGCCACAGTATGGCATAACGGACCCGTTATCGAAGCACTCGAACGAGGAGCAATCTTGTTACTTGACGAAATCGACCTTGCCTCTAACAAAATCCTCTGCCTTCAGAGTGGCCTTGAGGGAAATGGTATTTTCCTTAAAAAGATTGGCAGATTCGTTAGACCCGCCAGAGGATTCAACATATTTGCCACCGCAAATACTAAGGGTAAAGGTTCAGACGACGGAAGATTTATTGGAACTAACGTGCTCAACGAAGCATTCCTTGAAAGATTCCCAGTAACATTTGAGCAAGCATATCCTGCACCTGCACACGAAATCAAGATACTTAAGAATGTTGCATCAACACTTGGTGTAGATGATACAGAATTCTGTAAGAGACTTGTAGATTGGGCAGACATCATTCGTAAAACATTCTATGATGGTGGTATTGAAGAGATCATCAGCACTCGTAGATTAGTTCACATCATTCGTGCTTACTCTATCTTTAATGATAAAGCAAAAGCAATTCAAGTTTGCATCAACAGATTTGATGATGAGACAAAGCAAGCATTCCTTGAGTTATACGACAAGGTGGATGCTGATGTCGATATTGACAAATTAGAAGACAAGATGTATGATTAATGCATGGGCACTAGCTGCCGAAGTATTGTATGGGGATATGGATAAAACATATCCCATTATCAATTCCAGTGAAATGAAACTCAGAGACAAAACTATGAAACTGTCTGAAAAGACTCTTACATTATTAAAGAATTTTTCTAACATCAATCAATCAATTCTTTTCAAACAAGGTAGTTCATTAAGAACTATATCAGTAATGAAAAACATTCTTGCTGAAGCAACGATTGATGAAGACTTACCTACAGACTTTGGTATCTATGATCTAGGTCAGTTCCTTAATGGTCTTGCATTGCATACTAGACCAGAACTTGATTTCCAGAATGAAGGATATGTTTATATCAAGGAAGGTAGAATGAGATCTAAGTATTTCTTTGCTGACCCTAAAGTTATTGTTACTCCACCAGAGAAAGAGATCACACTTCCAAGTGAAGATGTTAGTTTTACCTTAAGCACAGATCAACTAGACAAGTTACTCAAAGCAGCAGGTATCTATCAACTTCCAGACTTAACTGTTGTTGGTAGAAATGGTGTTGTCAAAATTCAAGTTAGAGATAGAAAGAATGATACATCAAATGATTTTGCTATCACTGTTGGAGAAACTGATGAATCATTCTCATTTAATTTCAAGGTAGAAAATATTAAAATTTTACCAGGTACATATGATGTTGTTGTATCTAAGAAACTTCTATCACGTTTCACTTCTCAAAACTATAATCTAAAATACTACATAGCATTAGAACCTGATTCAACATTCGAGTAATGAACAACTTAGGATTAGAAATTGTTTTCTGGGTTATACTTTCTCTTTATATCTTCACTCAATTGGGAGTATTTAAAAAGAAGAAAAGAAAGGGGAGGAAAAGAAAATGAAGTATCATTTGTATGATGACAAAGAAAGACATCAAGGCTCTTTGAATCCGTAGAAAAATTAAGAAACTTTCTATGTGATCGAAAGTATGATATTAGTTGTGATGCTGATCTATCCTGCACGTTTGATTATATTAAACATATAAAATGGTATTTTGAAATTGAAGAATGAAACTAACACAAGAACTAATTGACCAGATTCAACAAGCAATGAACCATACTAAAAAGAATGGTGATATTAATTGGGAAGATGGTGATGACATTGATGTGTGTTTAGCAGGAACATTTGCTGCTGATAGATTTATTGTCATTCATAATAGAACAAAGAGCAGCACATCTAAGCATAACTTTGTTAAATGAAGATAGCAATCATAACTGATCAGCACTT